AGTGGGGGGACGGGGAGGATTTGAGGGTGTCAAACCCCAGGAGGGAAACCACCCCCCGCCGCTACAAGGTGGCTGGCCTTGGGGGTTGGGGCATTGTGGATGGCCTGATTTTCGATAATTGGCGGGAAGAAGCCTTTGATTATCTGGCTATTTCCAAGAAGCCTGATGTGAAAAGCGCCTTCGGCCTTGACTTCGGTTATACCAACGATCCCACGGCCCTGTTCTGTGGGCTGGTGAGTGAGAAGGAAAGAACCATTTGGGTTTTTGATGAACTGTATGAAAAGGCCCTAACGAACCGGGCAATCTGTGACCGGATCACCGGCATGGGCTACGGTAAGGAACGGATCAAGGCCGATTGTGCAGAACCCAAGAGCATTGATGAATTGCGGGATGCTGGCCTTCATCGTATCAGAGCCGCCCGGAAGGGCAAGGACAGCGTGAACAATGGAATCCAGTACATTCAGGGTTACACCATCATTGTTCATCCCCGATGCGTGAACTTCATCACAGAGATTTCAAACTACACATGGGCAGAAGATAAGTTCGGGGCCAAGATCAATGTTCCCATTGACGATTTCAACCACCTTATGGACGCTATGCGTTACGGGCTGGAAGATATGTTGGTTGGCCCCGCCTTCAGCTTCGACTAATAACATGATAGTAACAAAACACACGAAAAACGCACGGTTTCCGTGTGTTTGCGTTTATTAAGCAATGAAGAAAGGCGGTAAGTGAATATGTTTCTGGATAACGCTATGGAGCGTATCAACCGCCTGATCCTTCAGGGTGGGCGAACCGGCATGACTGAAAATCAGTTCTTCGCCGCTGAAATCAAGGAATGGAAGAATAGTCAGCGCCGCAAGGATCAGGTTATGGGTGATCTGTACTATGAAGGACAGCATGACATTCTTCAGCGTCAGCGCACAATCATTGGTGAAAACGGTCAACTTCAGGTGGTGACGAATCTTCCGAACAACCGCCTGATTGATAACCAATATGCCCTGATGGTGGATCAGAAAACCAACTACCTTGTGGGCAAGCCCTTCACCCTGAACTGTCAGGATAAGGGTTACACGGATGCTTTGGGCAAGGTTTTCAACAAACGGTTTTACCGGCTTCTGAAATATGTTTGTGAAGATGCCCTGAACGGTGGCCTTGGTTGGCTTTATCCTTACTACAATGAAGCTGGTGAATTGTCCTTCAAGCATTTCCCGGCCTATGACATTCTTCCTTTTTGGGCTGACGATGATCACACCATCCTTGATTGTGCGATTCGTTACTACACCCAAGAAGTGTGGAACGGCTACCAGAAGGAAAAGGTGGAGAAGGTGGAAATCTTCAAAGCCGATGGCATTTACCGGTATATCTATCAAAATGATATGCTGATTGCCGATGTGGAAGCCGGTGAACACGAAAACTATTTCATGGTTGAGGAAGAAGGCCAAGAACCCAAGGGGTTCAACTGGACAAGGATTCCGCTGGTTCCCTTCAAGTATAACAAACAGGAAATCCCCCTGATCCGCCGTGTGAAAACCCTTCAGGACGGAATCAACACCATGATTTCCGACTTTGAAAACAATATGCAAGAGGACGCACGGAACACCATTCTGGTTCTGAAGAACTATGATGGTGAAAATCTTGGTGAGTTCCGCCACAACCTTTCCACCTATGGAGCCGTGAAGGTTCGTGAGGATGGCGGGGTTGAAACCCTTCAGGTTGAAATCAATGCAGAGAACTACAAGGGCATTTTGGAACTTCTGAAGAAGTCCTTGATTGAAAATGCCCGTGGTTACGATGCCAAGGATGATCGTTTGAGTGGCAACCCCAATCAAATGAACATTCAATCCATGTATTCTGACATTGACCTTGACGCAAACGGCATGGAAACCGAGTTCCAAGCGGCCTTTGAAGAACTGTTGTGGTTCATCAATCAGGATTTCAGCAACAGGGGCTTGGGCGATTATGAAGGCGCTGAACTTCAGATCGTGTTCAACCGTGACATTCTAATCAATGAAACGGAATCCATTGAAAACTGTTCCAAGTCCGTTGGTATTCTGTCCACGGAAACCATTGTGGAACAGCACCCGTGGGTTACGGATGTTGAAGTGGAGCTGGCCCGGTTGCGTAAGGAAAAGGATGAAGCAATGGAACAGGCACAGGAATACGCCGGGGCCTTCCAGACCGGCAACCAGAACAAAGGTGACAATGGCGAGGGTGAATAACCCCCGCCGTTTCACAATATATGCCGGGGCAGACCTTGAGTGTGGCGGGGTGCTATTACTCCTACCCGCCAAAGGGTGAAATTCCCTTCCCCGGCCCATCATGGCCCGTTAGTCAAGTGGTTAAGACACCGCCCTTTCACGGCGGTAACGCCGGTTCGATCCCGGCACGGGCTACCAAGGCCACAAAGGAAGGAACCAAAATTCAGCAAGGCGCAAGCCCCTATGAAGAAACAGCGTGGCCTAATAAGCTGAAGTGGATGGAATAGGCAGACACGGCGGATTCAAACTCCGTTGCCGCAAGGCGTGTGGGTTCAAATCCCACCTTCAGCACCATTTTTCAGGATTGGAGGAACCGCCCATGAGAAATGCGGACTATTGGCGTGGACGGTTTTCCATCTTGGAGGACAGCGCCCACCGAGAAGCCCAGCGAACCATTCAGGACATGGAAGAACTGTATTTGGATGCCCAGCGTTCAGTTCAGAAGGAAATTGAAAGCTGGTATGCCCGTTTTGCGGTGAACAACCAAATCAGCCTGACCGATGCCCGAAAATGGCTGACCGCTGGACAGCTTGAAGAATTTCATTGGAGCGTTGAACAGTATATCAAGATCGGTGAACAGGCCGGGTTGGATGCGGCATGGCTGAAGAAGCTGGAAAATGCGTCCGCCCGGTTCCACATTTCCCGCCTTGAAGCTGTTCAGACAGGTATTCAGCAACAGCTTGAATTGCTGTACGGCAATCAGGTTGATAGTCTGGATGTCCTGTTGAAGAAGGTTGTGGGCAACGGCTACACCCACACAGCCTTTGAGGTTCAGAAGGGCGTTGGCCTTGGTTGGGATATTACCGGGCTGGATCAGAAGAAACTTGAAACCTTGCTTTCAAAGCCTTGGACAACGGACGGGCGAACCTTCCGGGATCGCTGTTGGCTGAACAAGAATGATTTGGTGGGTTCGGTCAGTAAGAGCCTGACACAAGGGCTTCTTCGGGGTGATTCCCCGGCCAAGATCACCACGGCCATTCAGAAGCAGTTCGGGGTTCATCGGTATAAGGCGGGGCGATTGGTCAACACCGAAACCACCTATTTCAACGCCGTTGCCACCAAGGAATGTTACAAGGATTTGGATGTTGAAATGGTGGAAATCATTGAAACGCTGGATTCCCATACCTGTTCCATTTGTGGTGGGCTTGATGGTAAGGTGATCCCCATTTCCCAATATGAACCCGGCGTGACTGTGCCGCCCTTCCATCCAAACTGCCGTGGAACTACGGCCCCGGCCATTGATCCCAAGTATGCCGGTGAAAGAGCCGCCCGGAACGCTGATGGGGATGTGTACTATGTTCCCGCCAACATGAAATATGCTGATTGGGTTCAGACCTTCGTGAACGGCGGTTCCAAGGCTGGCTTGACCGTTGCAACCGGGGCCGGTGTTGCCAAAACGCTTCGTGACTACAACACCGAGTTTGGAAAGAAGTTCGGCAAAGACCATTATGATCAGATTCGTGATCGTGTGGACGCTTGCCAAAGTTCTGACCTTCAGGCCGCTTGGGATAAGTATGAAAACCAAATCAAGGTTGCAAAGGCTGACCATCAAGGCGGTCGTTCTTGGAGCGCCCCTTACGCAACCACCTTCCATGAAAGCGGCCATGCCATTGATGGGCTTGCGGCACAGCTTGGAACCCCGAATGGTCAATGGCATTTTTCTTCTACTTACAAGGGCGGGGCTTTTCCCCAAACCATCAAGGATGAAGTGAATGATTGGGTGGATCGGGTTCTTGCTGACATGAAGGCCCATAAAGATGATTTCCCGTATTGGGTACAAAAAGGCTGGATGTCGCAAAACACCGCTGATTTCTACATCAAGTATGGTGGATTCAAGGTTAAAAAATCCTATGCTTATGCCGCTGTTCAAGCGGAAGTGAAGGCATTGACCCCATTGCAGTACGGTGATCTTTCTGATATATTGGAAGGGGCCACCCGTGGAAAAATCCGCTGTGGCATTGGTCATGGTGGTGGTTCCTACTGGACAACCCGAACTTACAACGGGATTGATTGGGGCCTTGGAACTGAAGCCTTTGCGGAAATGACTTCCGCAACCATGACTTCCCCGGAAAGTTTGGCAACAATCAAGAAATATCTTCCCAAGTCCTATGCCATGTATGAAGATATGTTGAAGGTGATTGCAAATCAGCCGTGAAAGGGGTGTTGAAAATGGCTGAACTGATTGAACAGTATCTTGAACAATTTCATGAAAACTTCCCCCTGTTCGCCCTGATGGGTGTCGAGGAAGCGGAAGTGGAAGCCATTATTCAGGATTGTTTGGATAAGGGAACCCCTTACCGGCCACCTGAACTGGATGAAAAATCCCTATATTGATGATCTGCCCCCCCCGGCCTTCTGGCCGGTGGTGGTTTTTTCATACCATTTTCGCCGTTTCCCGGTGGTGGGCGGTAAACAGAACCGGAAAAATCGTGGTTCCTAACCCACGGTAAAAAAGGATTTTGGAGGTAACAACAATGACTAAAGAAAAGCTGTTGGAATGGGGCCTGACTGAAGAACAGGCCACAAAGGTTATGGAGGGCTTGAACGGTTCCTTCGTCACCAAGGCCCGGTTCAATGAGGTCAACACCGAACTGACCACCGCCAAGAACACCATCAAAGAGCGTGACACCCAGCTTGAAACGCTGAAGAAGGCTTCTGGTGACACCAAGGCCCTTCAGGATCAGATCACACAGCTTCAGGCCGATAACAAGAAGAAGGACACGGATCACGCCGCTGAACTGAAGAATCTGAAAATCAGCAATGCGGTTGAACTGGCCCTGACCGGCGCAAAGGCCAAGAACAACACCGCTGTTAAGGCGCTGTTGGTTGATTTCATCGGTAAGGCTGAATTGGCGGAGGATGGAACCGTCAAGGGCCTTGATGATGAAGTCAAGAAGTTGGTGGAAGGCAAGGACACGGCTTTTCTTTTTGAGAAGTCCACCGGCACCAAGTTCAAGGGGGCCAAATCCGCTGAAAAGGGTGATGGCGCTGAAGGCGGCATGACCCTTGAAAAGCTGAAGGCCATGAACCCCTTGGATCGCTACAACTATTCCGTCAACCATCCTGACGAATACAAAGAACTTTATGGAGGTAATGAGTAATGGCAAACACTTGCTACGATAACTTTTTCCTGTCCAACGAAATTGAAGATCAGTACCAGAGCCACCTTGATCTTCAGCAGTTTTGCACCGTGGACAACAACCTGACCGGCGTTGCTGGTATGGTTCGCAAGATTCACAAGTACAAGGCCACCGATGGCACCGAAAAGCTGGCTATGGGTGTTGGCAACACCAAGACCATTGAAGCCGGTTACACCGAAAAGGAATACCGGATTCAGATGGCACAGAACCGTTTCCAGTATTATGACGAGGAAGCCATGACCGATCCGATGGTCATTACCACCGGCACCCAGCACGCCGGTACGGATATGTTCAACACCGTGAACGCCGACATTTTCACCGCTTTCACCGCGGCCACA